GTTAGTCGTGTAGTTGTACTTCACGTCAACTCTCGCTATGGCTTCAATAACAGCTGCCTTCACGGCAGGGGTAATGTAAGAATCTTCCGTCATCAATCTCAATCTGTATCTAAGTCTCTTCGCGGAAACACTAAACATATCGCCAAACAGCAATTCCTGAGAAGGTGATTCGTAGAATGTATTCTCATCCAGGGTAGTCCACGTTGTTTCGTCGTCTATTTTATAATCAAACTCTATTACTTGCTCGTCCTCTACGAGGTTCTCGGCGAACAACTTCAAAGAGTTATAGATTTTGTAAACATCAAACAAGTTCGCGTACACATAACCGCTTTCAATAGCGCCCTCGTGCGTATACATGTGACTCGAATCTTTGGTCGGGTCTACTGTAGCCGATGGGAAGCATAGGGTTAGTATGTCTCCTCCCACATACGCCATCATCCTGTCTGGGGCAGAGCCAGGTACTGTTTGGAAGTGCATATCTAATATGCGCTCGCCCTCCGTGTATCCCCTAAACACCTCGTACCAAGACTCGCCGCCATCACAAGCCATTATAGAGCTGTAATTAGAGCTCCCTCCATCAACCGAAGCATAGAATTCTCCAGGTCTACCCAACATTGAGGAAACTAAGCCCTGCCTGTTAGCTGGCAGACCCTCGTTTCTGTTCATACCAATATCATCAAGAGAGGATTCGTAGTATCTCTCAATACCACTGCCAAGAGTAAAGAATAAGAACACATTGTGGATTAGAGTAGCAGAGCCGTTATTATCATCCATCATAGTAGCCATCTCTTCAAGAGGAATTTTTATAGGAACATCGTCATCTAAGTAGAAAGCAATTCCCTCTCTCATAACCCATAGTGTGTTTTCTGTACCGTACTCCTCTAAATTTGTTATCTGCCCGTAATTATCTTTGAATTCGGTGTTTGTACCGAATACGAGGTCAGTTCCCCAAGCCTTCGAGTCTGACTCGTCAACATACGGAACGCTTCCATTCACACCTCTCCATACTGAGTATCCATCAGTCCCGTTGAAGACAGCACATAGATAGTCTGCTTTATTAGTTCCGTCATCAGCCCACGCGTATCCACCTGAGTCGTATTTCCCCCTCCTTATATTATCAGCATCGCCTACTGCGAAATACATTATGTTGTTGTGGACGAGAACATTGTTAATTGGGTCTGTTATTCCATGTCCAGCTACTACCTCCCACGTGTCTGCGCCTAATATCACGTACTCTGTTGTCGTATCGTGTGTTATTGTCCAAGCTTCCGATAAAGTTAGCGCAGTACCTGTGTTTGAGTCTATTGTGCGCCACCTTTGGGGCTCGTTCATACCAAGACCAGATATAATAGTGACGACTGCCCCTGCGAATTGGTCTGTTTCCCATGATTTTGTCCCATCCACTAATGTCGAGAGTGCGCCTGTGTTCGCGTCGGCAAATCCCCTGTCACCGTTTATATAAATAGCAGGAGCTCCAGACGAACTTGATAGAATCACATAGTCAGCTCTTCTATACTTGAAGAATATCGGACTATATTGTGTTATAACCTCGGCTACATAATAATACATCTGGTCTGTCAGTACAGTCCACGAGCTTTCGCTTTCCGACCTATATGTCGTAGAGCCAGAATAACTATTATCCATCCCAACCAGCCAACAATTATTACCATCACCGTCTGCCGCCCACACCTTCACCCAGTAATCTGTAGTGGCAGTAAGAGATGATGAGGTTATCGTTGCCCTTAACTTGATTGCTAGAATATCGTCAATGTCGTCCGTATCAAATGAGGTTGAGTCTATTTCCGTTCCAGGCACACCAGCGTTATCGTTGAACAGACCCACGTATAGGTCACCCTCTGGAGTTCCTCTCCTTTTTATTTCGAGATAAATATTTACAGCGTCGTAGTTCTCAGCAGCCGTAAACTTCACTGCCGTATACGCGTTCCCTCCGTGAAGCCCGACCCAGGATAACCCAGTATCCTCATTCTGATGTATGTCCCCTTTTCTTATCCCAGAATGCATTCTCTCTAAAGCACCAAGAACAAACTTATCTCCAAGGTTTATCGTCCTAAAATTATCAAAGAAGCTTTCTCTATCTGTATCAAGGTCATCTTCGCCCCTGCCGTTAGCCCACGAGCTCTGAGCAATGGAGAACCAAGGCTCTTCAAGGTCAGAGTACGTCAAACTACCCTGTGAAGTTTTCAAAGCTGTTCTGTTCACGGGGTTTCGTTTTAGAGCATTGGCATCTATGTTTCCGTCTCTCTTACACAGATTTAATCCTATCGTTGTCTCGCCATCAGACAGAGACATATGATGCGAAGGTCTTGCTAAACCAAACCCTACCTGTACATCCATCGTTAGCTCCTCAACATAGGCGTCCTAGCCATATCCCTTGTAACTCTACCTTGCACCCTTATTCGCTCCATAGCCTCGTTCTGTACTGCCTCGTTCATAAGTTGAACCCTGTGCGGGTCAGCTTCACCGTACTGAGAATAATAGCTCCGATAAAGATTCACTGTGGCAGCCCACTTCAACCATCTGTCGTCAATCTCTGTATCAATCCCATCATCGTCATCAACTAATTCGGGGTGAGTTCCAATATACCAAAGCCTTATCTTCATATCGTCCGTAGCGGGCTCTTTGCCAGCCTTGAAATAAATGTAACCGCTGTGCTCGTCCCAATACCACTGCTCCTTATAATCATAAGGCGAATCATCGGACTGAGCAACTTCAAACCTCCTTACGTTGAAAACATCATCTGGCAGGGTATAAATCTGCGCGTCGGAATCCGTTTCCAGGGTTTCGTCGTGTTGTAGGTAATCCCCAAAATCGAGTAAAGCTGTGTTTATAGCAGAAACAATATCTTCTTTGCTAAATAAGTGGGGGACTGCTGCGTATCTGTCAGCTCCCGCAATAGTGTATGTTAGCGCGTCGAACGTGAATACTCCCTCTGCGTATGAAGTTATAGTTCTCATCTCCCCAACATTAGTACCAGAGAGCATAATAATGAACCCCCCATCCCATGTTTCCGCTGGCTCTAATCTTCTCTTCGCGTCTGTAAGGGTTGTTGTACTGCCCGCAGTAGCCAGCCCCTCTCGTACTCCGCCAAGTATCTTTGCTACTTGCAAAACAAGACCAGAGAGACTTCTCGAACTACCAGGAGTAGCGTCAGCTGGAACAGACGCGGATTCGTTCTCTTGAAGAACGTATAAATCCTCAAATACTGGCAGTGCACCAGACACATGCACCGCGAGCCTTAGTAAACCAGGGGTATTTGTATCTGTTACATCCAAACTACAGGTGTAATACCCCAAAGAGTCGTTTACTGGGGCAGTTCCCTCATGTTTACTAGCTAAAGCGCCACCATTCTTCGATAGTTTGACATCCGTATACGCTATTGTTAAGCCATTCTCAGCCGTATAACCGTCAGTTTCATCGAGAAAAGCGCCTATTATAATGTCTATAGCTGTGTTCTGTTTTATTGTTATCATTATTTCTTTGTCCTTTTCGCTCTGTATTTGTATACTTTGTTCGCGATATAAGTCAGTATATGGTCGGTTACTACACTACCTGTGCTAGTAAGTGTGCCAGCAAGCGACTTGAACATCTTCTTAGATATACTGCCAGAGCTGGTAATAGTACCAGCAAGCGACTTAAATATCTTTCTGCTCATAGCGCCAGCCGAAGTCAAAACCCCAGATAACGATACTGATGTCTTTTTTACAACTACGCCAGCAAATGACAATATACCAGAAAGGTTTTTCTTTGCCTTCTTCGTGATTGCTCCAGCGCTAGTCAGTACACCTGCAAGTGAAAGCGTCGTTGACCAAGACCCTATCCTAGAGTCATCGTCTCTTCTAATAACAAAATCATCAACGTAATAAGTACCATAAGTCCCTGCGTCTAAATTATTACAATCTATCGCGTAATATGCGATAGCTTCTAGGTCAGAATCTACCGTGCTTTCATCTACTTCTAGTACATTATCTAACCAACATTTTATAATGCCATCATTTTGCCCGACTCCTGTTGAAGCCTTCCAATAAGTCTCAATACAATGGGGTTCATCAGTAATGATAAATGACTCCTCAAAATCCCATGCGCCATCTACAGCGTCTCTGACTACGAGATAATAATAAGGGTCTTCGCGGTGAATATATAAATAATGGACGCCATCCCACGCCTCGTTATAAGTGCTGAATATAACAAACTCGCCTCCATCAGCCATTGTTAGCGAATTAATATCTATATAAAAGCGAAAACTCACCTCGCTCTGGTCTGAATCAGAGAACCTACCAGTATACATTCTCGTTGTGTCATCAATTACAAAACTCAAACCGTATGTGCCGTGAAGTGCGGCGGCTTCGGTTACTGCTAAATCACCACCATCTATTACTTGTTCGTCCCAATCAACAGAAAAGCCACCGGTTTCAAAATCATCAGACATTAACTCAGCCACGGATTACCTCTTTAGGTTCGGTTATGTCAGGTGGATAATTCCACCAATCCTTTTCTACTTTCGCCCCCTTCTTAACAACCATAACCTTTACTCGTTTAGGATTCTTCATACTCAAATCAATATACTTATAGAGATAAACATCATGCCCACCTTTTTCAATAGACGAGTCTGATGTTATTTCTATATCAGTCAGCGCCTCTTTTGGGAGGTCAGTAAAACTAACCTCAACACCCGTTTCTGTTCGTTTAATACCCTTTATCATTATCCGCCAACTGACACTGTAAACTCGTAACTGAATTCGATTTGGTCTGTGTTTTCTACGTTTATAGCAGAGAATACATGCCTATCGAGTAGTGTTCCACCCGTTACAATACTGAACAACCCGTGTTCAGTGATTGCTTTTACGCTTGTGTAGGTAATCGTGGCTACAGATTTGTAGATATTGGCGCTTGCGCCTTCTATCTGTGTACCAGTCGCCCTTGATTCACCATCAGTCGTTTCGATATCGGTATCTCCGACAACAGCGGCAGTCGTACCTACGCCAGAGTCGTGAAACTTGAAATCGCCAAATACAGAAGTTTCTGTCTGCATCTGGTCGACCAGAAAGTTTACGAACGCAGTGGTTACTACCCCATGAGATATTACCCCATAGTCAATCACTTGCCCACTATGCTTCAGTTTGGCGCTCAGTCTGCCAGTAGTTGAAAGAACGTTCGTCTTCCTTGAAAAGAACTGCATCACGTAGTATGAAATCACGTTACGCAGATAGCTGAGGCTGAGTATATTTTTTATTTTCCATATGAAAGGAGCTTTCACGTAGCCTTTTATCAGCTTCGCTTTTAGTCTACCCTTCATTTTTAATCGGCTTTTGAGTTTCATATTTCCTCTGTTATAAAGATTGGGGGAGCTGTTACGCTCCCCCTAATCAGTCTAATACTTGTTTAGAACTTGTCGTATCTGCCTGCGGGCACTACGTCTATTGCCATCGTAAACGATGGGGTTGTTCCTGCAATAGTAGCGTAATATCTGCGGTAACGAGCATCGGATTTCCCTGTAACATATGAAATCCCAGTTCCCGTAACCTGTGCAAAGTTGAGGAAGTCTCTCCAAGTTGAATTGTCATCAGATTCTTGGATTTTTACGTCCAAAAGTTCTGTACCACCAGTTGAGGCAGTCACCGTAAGGCGATACGTCAACGGTTGTAAGTCCCTGCCGCCAAAGTCTACTCCAGTGGCGTTAGTCACTGTAGAGTTCTTAGTAGAAGAGGCTAATAGTTTTAAATTTGCATCCATTGTATGCCTCCTTATTCGGCAGCTTGAATATTGTATATGCGTGCCATAGAGCGAGGATTGTAGAAATAAATACCGCAACCCCAATCTATGATACTTCGGTACGAAACGCCATTTTCTAGCAGCCCAATGTCCTCAGCGTTCACGCTGTCAAACTGCCAACCCTTTAAGAATGGGTCGCCGAGTTTCAAGGCGTAGATGCTGGTAAAGGTTGCGCCAGTGATGGCTGTACCGTTAGCTAATTCGGTGTTAGGCATAATAAGCGTGCTTTGGTCTTTCTTTACACCGATGTCTACGATTTTTGGTCCACCTTCGCCGAATGTCGGCAAGCTTCGTCCAAATGAATCTTTGGTCGTCGCCCAGTAACCCCTAGCCCTTAGAGCTGAGAGTAATCGTAAGTAGGTCGTGGAATTCATAAGCAAAACGTCTGCTTTATGTCCGTCTACTGTATGTATTAATTCTTCAAGCAAGTCAACTATTTTTATCTGAGCTGCGAGTAAATCAGCAGGTGTTCCATGTGATAAGTCCGCTCCACCAGCGTCGATAGATTGAGCAGCGTCTAAATCGTTTATGAGGCGATAGTGTATGCCAGTCATTTCTTTCAGGTTGGTTTCAGGATTACCGTTAATGAACATGTCGTTGAACTTGTATGCCATTGAGGTAACAAACATCTCTGTCTGTAACGCTCGTTGGTTCACTACTTGGTTTTTGGCTTTGATGTATTCTTTGGGAACGTCGATGTAACCACCGAGGAAGGATACTCTCTCCTGTAGGTTCTCTGTGATTCCTTTTGATTCTGTGTAAGCTTCACCAATCTCGCGTGCCGTAATCGTAGGTAGTGATTTCGTGCGCAACATTTCGATATTCAGCGTTCCTGGGGTCTCAAAAGCGAGAGTGTCCAGCATGAACGATTCACGTCGGAAAATGTCGATAACCGCTTTCTTAAGCGGTTGAGTCGCTAAGCGACTGAAATCTGCGAGTGTGTAACTCATAGTTTATCTCCGTTTATTATATTTTATTTGTCTTGCCCTGGTATTGGAAATGCTTTTCTGAGCAAATCCCCAGGTGTCATGTTTTTCATGGCGTCTGGTGAACTACCAATCTGTAAAAGAGGTAATCTACCTTTAGCGCCAGATACGGAGTCTTTATCGGATTGTCCTTTTCCAGCCTTAGCTTTCAGAGCAGATTCTATTTCTTCCAAAACTTTCAAATGGTCGGGCTGACTGAAATTGACTGTTTTCAATTCTTCGTCGTCATCGTACAGCCGCGTTCTATACTCTAACTCTAGCTCTTGTACTCTGGCAGCAAATTCACGCTTGGCTTTATCTGAAGGGATAAACGTATCGCTCTTCTCAGCGTCTACATCTCCCTCCGGGCTGTTAAGAACCTCTTCTCGAACGCTACCTTCGAGCACAGTCTTTTCCTTGTCGGTCAAGTCGCGCCCTATGGTTAACTTCGTCCGAGCTTCACTGTCCTTTATCAGCTCTTTTACCCTAGCTTCCGATTTGTCGCTCATGCTCTGGAATCGTTGCAAGCCTTTTGTTACTTCTCTTGAAACAATCTCCGAAACCTTCGCTTCTGTCAAAATTTCTTGTTTTTTGTCTTCTCCTGATACGTCTTCCTTAGATTCTTGACCTTTACCCTGCTCTTCAGTAGAAGTCTGCTTTTCAGCATCCTTGCCTGAAGGTGGCGTGTAAATGTCGTCAAGTTTCTTAGAAAGGTCTACGGTTTTCTCATCCGCTGCACCAGAATTAGCTTTTACATTATCTTCTGTCATTACAAAACCTCCATAATTAGGACAATTATAGTACAAATTGTCTTATTTTACAAGTAGCGTGTAATTTGGAGCGATTTCGTAGTTTAACCATCTTTTGAAATCTTTTCCAGGTTTACCCGCTGTTATCCACATATCCTCTAACAACATTAGAGCACCAGCCCCTAAAGGTTGGTCGAATGTGAAGTGAGCAATCAAGCTATTTGATAACAAGGCAGGGATAGATTCCGCTTCCTCTGCCGTCAAAAACCCTTTCAGCCCATCTTTAGTACCGTAGTTTATAGAACCAGACTCTACTACCGAAGAGATACCTGGTTTTTTCTTCAGGTAATCTTTTTTCCAGTCTCGATATTCTTGGAATTGGGGGAAGTCTCTTGTAAACTGATACCTCTCGTTTTCGGGTAGGTCATAGTATTTTGATTGTAGGACGTACCAAGTCGGGAAAAACTTTTCCCTCTCCTTGATGAAATCTCCGTAGTCCTTGGCATGTTGGTCGTCCCACATATCTAGTTCGTGTACTGGTTCTTCCAAGAACGCTTCCTGTACTTCTGGGATAGATTCTGGGATTGAAGAGCCCAGCATCTGTGCCCATCTAGCAAGCGTATCTAGTTCTACTGAGAACTCGTCCTTCGTCGCGTCATCAAAGAAAGCTCTCTGGAACTCTTGTCCGAATGCTTCTATAGCTATCTTTTGGTTAGCTTTATCTAAGCCAGTATATAAGTCCCATATATTAGTTATTAATAGACTCTTAGCCTGCAACTTCGGGTCATCAATGAAAATATTAGAGCGCAAACGATACTCTGGGTGCTCGTCATAGAATTCATTCATAGCAGTCTTATCTCCAGTGGCATTATAAATCTCCCACGCTCTGTTGTTTTGCCTCTGGTGTCCTCTGTATTCGAGTTCGCCTTGGGTGATGACGCCATGTGGGAACATAGATACGAAAGTTGTAGCCCCTATAACAGCCAAACTAGCTCCTCCTTTTGCAGCCATCATGCCTAGATACCCTGGTTGCTTCATGTTCACCTCTTCTAAAGCTCTCGAATAAGCAATTTTGTACCACTCAGAGTCGTACTTCCCATTTTGCATATCCAGTAGTGTCTTTGAATAATTCTCTGGGCTTATCTCGCTCATAGTCATCATGCCAGCAAGCTGTCTCTTCACGTAATAATCGCCGAATGAGCCAAACTGTGCTTGCGCTGGTGTCATACCGTAAGCTTGGCGAACTTTGCCTTCTGCCCAAGCAGGAGCACCAAGTATCGTACCAGCAGCGGTATCTTCACCTACCATGCTCTTCATCTCCCTAGACAGATTCAATATAGGTGTTGGCGGTATCTCCTCTGGCGTACCTTTAAGAAGGTTAATACCAATATCTATATTCATAGCTGGCTGCATGAACTGAGAAGCGAGTGTATACGGGTCAGAAAAACCAGTGTTTGTGTTCGCCCATTCGAGAGCCATATCCCACTCATCGCCCTCTCCTGTTTCTCTAGCCTTCATAGCCTGTTCTTCCGTAATCTCTCCGAGCTTAGCCATATCTGATAGGTGATAATAGGCAGTCCTATAGAGTTGGCTCTTATCGTCATTAAATACGTCAAGCATTGAGAATAGAGAGCTAGGCGGGAAGAATTGCGAGTACGGGTCAAAGTATGTTGACCCTCCAGCCCACTCTGGTAAAAATGCCCAAGGAAGGCGTAGTTTATTCTCCATCCTACTTGGAACTCCAATCTTGCCCATCTGTTTCTGGGCATCTCTGAGCCTGTAGAATGAGGAGAACATACTCGTGTTATCGAGAGTCCTCATTGCCCAGTTTCTAAATGAGTGCGTATACCAGAATTGGTACGGGAAGAGTACCGAGTAAGCCTCGTCCCACCCAGTTCTATGGGTGTAATCAAGCATCGTGTAGTCCTTCATGGCTTCGCCGTACTTCACGGCTTGAAATTTATTTGACCTCATGTTCTGGTCAACCTGATTCAACCACGAGTTTATTTCGTTAGCTTGTCCTGTCGTTAGTTTACTACCGTCGTAAAGGTCATCACTTCTTATATCGTTAGCAATCTCTGTACCTATACCGTCCAACATCGGCTTCAGGTGGTTCATGTATGCTTCCATCTTCGTAATGCTGCCGTTATTGATTTGGCTAGGAACTCTCCCTTTTGAGGATACTGCAAACATAGCGCCCTCAATCTCAGCGTTATGCAGCTCCATAATCAACTTAGTGTAGTCTTCGTTATAGAACTTACTGTTTCTAGCCAAACGGTCTCCATAACTCGTAGGCGGGTCGTCTATCATCTTCTTCCTGTGCGCTCTTACAGCTTCAATCATATCCTTTCTTGCGTTCTTGACGTGCTCTAACCACGTCTTTACAGCATCAATGTGCGATTCTGGCATAGTACTGCCATCTGTCCTAGTGTATGGTATCTCGACGCCCTCGACGTCTGCTATCCTCTGAGACTCCGAGGCTAAATCCTTTATCATTTCCCAGTCGTTTTCGCTTATCTCTACGTAGACCTCTTCCCCACCAGCAAACTTTGTCTTCGTTTTGATACCCATAGCTTCTAGTTTTTCCGTCAAAACCCCTGCTGTCCCTTTCTTCCATGCCTTTTCCGACGTAACGAGACCGTTATCGCCTACTTTCTTGAACCATCTGTTTGCTTGTTGAACAGTGTTAACTTCTTGGATAGTCATACCTCTAGGAAGACCGCTATCTACGGGCATGTCTTCGAGCGGGTACTTATCAAGGAATTCTTTTGATGACGCTACATCATACTTTGCTCGCGATTCTTCGGGCGTCAAGAATTTTCCGCTAGACGTCTCGTAAAAACCAAGGTCACCGTCTTCAACAATACCGAATTCTTTGCCATCGCTGAGTCTACGAATTACACCCACATCAGGTTGGTCGTAACCTCCGCTTTGCTTAGCAGCGTTTATCGCATCAACGTGCAAAACACCAACAAAGACGTCTTCACCAATCCTATACGCTGGTTTTACAGGAACGCCCGCCCTAAAACGCTTAAGAGTCCCTGCGTCATACGTGTAAGGAGATTCTGGCGAACCGATTGGGATTTCTGGTTGAGCCTCACCGCCAACAGCTTTGATTCCAGTAGATTCTCCAACAGCATCTGGAGCAACAGGTGGTCTCGTACCGCCGCCAAACAGAGCATTAGCGGACCTATCATACATCCTCATCTCGAAGTCGTAGGCAGTATCAGCCAACCCGTCGACTTCCAGCCTTGCCGCATCAAAAGCCAAGTTCTTAGCTTCGACGTCTACGTACTCTGCGGTGAAGGTTTTGCGCCATATAGTGCCACGCTTCTTATAAAACCTCCTCCACATTTCTTCTAGCATACTCATTGAAGTAAGGTGTGTATCGTACCTTGCTTTTGAGCCTGGGTCTAATTCTGCCACAGCGCCGAAGATGTTCTCCTCTGAATTCCTGAGCCATTTATTAAGTACCTTGAATCGCTTATTTTCAGATAACTCTATCCCGTCCCATACCTTGCTCCTTTGTTTGTAGGTCATTCCTTCCATAGAGGATATGGCAGCATCAATAGCTCTGAAGTGAGCTATATGTTCCATTTGGTGATACATTTGCATATCAACGTACTCTTTCGCAGCAGTGTAAGCACCAGAGTCCTTCATGCGTGCCTGAATATCTGCTCCCCTTGTCTTGAAATCTTCGTCCATAGCCCTTCTTATGAAGTCCAGATTACCGCTTTGCACCCTTTCAATAGCGCGAGCGACGTCGCCTTCCGTTCGTGCTCCTGCTAACTCTGTCTTCAAAGCCCGCAGGACACTATCATCAATTATCTCTGAAAGAATTTCTGGCGTGAGGATGGTGTCCTTAGCCATATTCTCAGCAACTCTTCTTGTGTAGATATTAATATCTATCTCTTCAGGGTTGCCTTTGAATATACCAGTTCTCACTTCATCCATATTCAGAGAGCCTATCACTTTAGCCATAATGGATTTCTTCACATTAGACGGCAGGTTGATGTTATCCATCCCTGGGATAGCACCAGCCCACGTATTGTCCCAATACTTCTTCAAGCCGTTCATGTAGGATTTTCTAGCATGCGCAGACTCTATGTTATTAGACAGTTTTTTGAAAATAGAAACTGCGTTAGCTCCTCTGGCGAGTTTTTCCATCCACTCGTGCTCGAATTTATAGTTAATGTCGTCAATCTTTATCTTGGTCTTCTGAATATCCATGCCCTCGCCCTCGAATTTCCAGTCACCAAAGTCGATTGCGTCGTTCCAACTCGCAAATCCCATCCTTTTGTTATAGTTATCTATATCAGTCAACCTCATGTAACCAAAGTTGTCAGAGGCAACACGGGTCACAATGTTGTTTATAGCGTTATATATCGCGTATCTTGGATTCAGTCCAAGAACAAGAGCACCTTGAATCTGCCTTTGGATATTCGTATACCTGATTAATTTCGTTATAGCGCTCTTTTCGGTCAACATGTACCTATTCGTAGCGTATTCGCCAACGTGTTTAGAGAGCTTATTAAGCAGGTTAACGTGAAATAACTCATCATTCCACGGCATCTTCCTAGAATTCTCTGCGTCCCACGTAAATATCTTCAACAAAGTATCTATTGAAGATGTAGCGTCACCGTCCCCCATAGCGTAGAATCTATCAAACCCAGCTATAGGTTCTTCCGCCGTCGCGCCCTTGAATTTTTTCCAAAGAGTAGCTGTGTCCCCTTTCTCAACGTAATCGAGAACCTTATTAGGCTCTATCCCTAGAGCGTTAGCCATCTGGTTCAATTTAGCTCTGGAGTCAGTAGTTCCAATCCATTTCTGGAACTCGTTACCGATTAGACCCTTAGAGATAGCCTTCCTGATAGCATCCCGAAACACAAATGAAGCTTGTGAACCGTAGACAGCTGGGTCTATTTCTATTCTTTGCATAGCTGTGCCGAACACTTCACCGAGGTCTGCGTCTAGTGGTATATACTCCCCCTTCAGTTTCCTCAAGCCGTTCAGCTTGGCTTCAATTTTTATAGCCCCATCTCCAACCTCTAGCATTCCCATCCTATAAAGGATACCAACTTGGTCTTCTGCTTTTAGACCAGTCATCATCCCAGATACATGCGTCATCATGTTTTGGGCAAACTTGATAGCCTTAGAGCTATTCGTTTGGCTTCCAAGGTAAATAGAAATCTTCTTTAGTAAACCGCTACCTTCAGGCAGAATCGTCGGGGTAGCCCAACTGGGCATACCGCTCTTATCTATACCGCCTAACCATCTCTCAATAGGAGACCACGTAGGCGGCGCGTAAAAGTTCTTCACCTTACCACCCTTTGTAACAATCTGTCTCGCCGCGTCCTGTGCATACCCGTCTGTATAGATTTTCTTCAGGTTCTCAAATACAGCCGCTGCCCCACCGTAAGAGCCAGATTCCCCTTTTACTAACTTATATATACTCCCAGCAACCATGTTAACTGGGAACGGCATCGCGTCGATAAACGCATTACCTCTAGCGTTGTCAGCAGCTTTCACTATGTTACCCGCCAGACGCATATCGTCCATCTTCCCATAGATTTTCAGAAAATCAGCGCCTTCTGGGGTAGCTTGTAGCTTCGCTATAAGCTCCGCAGAGTCTACCTTGCTGAAAGCATCTATGAATTTGTTTATATCGGAAGCATCGTCGGCATAATCCATAGCCTTCGCGAGTTTGGCAAAGTCACCCGCAGCATCCATAGCCTTTATAACCTTAGAAACCTTACCGTTAGCTATAGCACGTGGTATTCTGTTTGACATCATTGGCAGGACATTCAGCGGGTCTACTATGTTTTGCATAACCAAGTCGGACAAGACGCCCTGGAATCCAAACTCCTCTTCCCAGTGTGATATGACTTCATCGACTTCAGCACCAGCTAATAGTTCATCTTGTATAGCGTTCGTGGCTTCCTTTCCCCACTTCCAGCTTTTGTCCACTTTCACTGGGTTAGGAACACCTTGCTCGATTCTCCATATCTCATCTGGGTCAGTTCTTTGACCGCCAGCTATGTCGAGAATCGTGCTCTCTCTCATGACATCCCAGCGCATTTGACTAGCCTGCCATGCAGACTTCGCGTACTCACTCATTGAGTACTCACTAACCCCATTCAGAACTTCCTTAAACTCTTCGTCCGTAGCAGCTAGTTCGAGAGTTCCATATATCTGCTCCGAACCTCTAGATAGAGCATTAAGCACGTTACCAGCAAACGCATTTACTGACGCCAGACCTGGGGAATCTAGTTCCAGTTGTCTGTCAGCAAAGTTCGCCGCCGCCATAACAGCTATGAACGGAAGCATTAGAGTTCCTATTTTCACACCAGCAATAGTACCAACCGCAATAGCAGCCATTGGCGCTGTCGTCAGTGCGGCAAGAATACTGCCACCAACATCCCTCCCTAACATCTTATTCTTCTGCTCTCTCGTCATCTCTTGTTTGGGTAGTTCCATCCAAGGCTGTGAGTAGAACGGAGACATGAGAAGTTTCTGCAATTTACTCAGGTTATCCATCCCGCCTGCGTTATATTTTCTCCTATATTCCTCATCAGCTAAATCGTTCATATACTGGTGAGGGAATAACATACTAGCAGGCGGCGATTCTAAATTAGACAAGAAATTATACACATCACTGGTCTTGTCGATTGACCAATCTTCAACGCTCTTCCCTTTGTTTGTATAAGCTAGGAATTTATAGGCTTCTTGGATACCTTCTTTAGGAAGCCATGGTGGAAGACTGTCTGGGTCTTCACTGTTCTCTATGATTGTGTTATAGGTGTCAAGGGTTAAGGGGTCAGCGTAGTAGTTTATTGGCTCTCCCTTCTTCCCAGTTATCATTCTTCCTGGCACGATAGATTCTGCGTATTGCCCGCCAATCATATCGAGGTACGTATCGTATGCTTTTGGATTGATGCCAGATATATCAATATCGCTCATTCCAGCACGCGCCACGACTCTTTTATAAGAATCCTGTGGTAAGCCAGCTAAATGGCGTAGGTCGCCAACCATGCCACGAGGCTCTCTACCAGCAGCTAACTCCATCCCATCCCTTAGCCGCTTCTGCTTAGTTCCGCCGCTACGTTTAGGTTGCTGTTGAGTTTTCCAGGCAGCCATGAATCGGGGGGATTTAGTCCAGCTCCCTACCCTGGGCGCTGTGGGATTGCTCCCTCCGTATCTCCTAATCTTTCCGTCATCACTTAGATGTTTTCGCACGTCGTTCATTAGATTCTCCAGTTTATTAACTGTTTATACCAGCTAGAGTACGGGCTGGATGGGCTATACGAATCGTAGGGGCTATAACCACCGTACCCACCACCGCCATACCCACCGCCATATCCACCACCGCCATATCCACCACCGCCACCAGTCTCTTCGTACGGATTCCAGTATGGGTTTGGGTCTCCCCTTGGCAAGAATTCGTTTTCAAAATAAAGAACGTGCTCTGGGTCTAGTATTCTGTTTTCGAGCTCACGCCACCTGCTGTTTTGATTGGGGTCGATACCAGTTCTCCACTGATTTCTGAACACTGCGTCAGCCTGTTCTTGTAGGAAGTAGTCACTCTTTGCCCCCATACCACGCCCATACTCAAAGCCCCCAGAATTCTTGTTTAAGAATGGGTTACTGAAGGGAGAGTTTCTACCAAAACCACCCTGCCTCGTAGGGTCGTACGTAGCGCCCTTCCAAGCATTCCAAAGACCACGGTTAACTGGGTTGTCCATAGCAAAGACCCCAGTACTCTTTGAAAACAAGTTCCAAGGAGAGTAACGGTCGGCGGGTTTTGTTTTAGCCTGCTGACCAGAAGCATCGAGCACCCTCTTCTTGTAGTACTCAGCCCAATAGCTACCACTACCAGAAGTCCCAGTCGCGTTAGACGGAACATTAGACTGGCTGTCGCTTGGTGGCGGCGCACTTGACTCTGGGGAGTAACGTGGTTTTCCTGACGCAGGTGATTTACTCGCCACTGGGTCGTATACTTGCCTAGGCTTAGGTTTAGGTTTAGGTTTAGGTGCTCCATAACTATAATAGTTAGAGGATGACTTAGATTTTGGTACTGAACCACCGCCACCTAATCCCCAGGTACTATAATAACTCATTATTTGCCTCCATACTTTTCGTTCATACTTTTATATAGTTTAGGTTTCTGAGCCTTCAAGTTTTCTTTTATCTCGGCAGGCATTGAGTTCCAAATACCCATCTTAGTCGCCTCAATACGAGGCGCATACCAGGCTGCTTTGAATTTTTTGCCCCATCTGGCAAACCTTGCCTGCCCTTTCATAATAGAATCGTTTGCATTACCAATATCTAGCATCTTATCTCTCCATTATATTTCCCATAGGAGACTCGACTACACCAGAAGCTCCCTGCATTGGCATACCGCCGTCACCAGGCATCATCTGGGGAACTCCAGGGACTCCAGGTTGAGCCGTGACATTGCCAAGTTGATTGTTCATACCTTGCATCTCACCAGGCATCATCTGGTTTGGGTCTCCAGGCATAGGTGGCTGAGGAGTCATTGGTTGTCCAGGCGTCATTGGAGGCGCACCTTGTTGTTGTTGCGCCATCATCTGCTGCTGAGCCTGCATCTCCATCTGTTGGTCTATCATCTGCTGTTGTTGTGCTAGTATCATTTGTTGTTGCGTGTAAGCCATCTGAGCTTCCTGATTCGAGAACCGTTCGCCCCAGATTTCTTCCTGCATTTCATCGGACTGCCCAACCTTCATCCAGCGTTCCCTCGCATATTTCTTTGAAACAAGCGGGTCTTCTCCGAATGTAGCCTGTGTAGCCATGATAACTTGCTGTCGTTCGTCTTGCGGCATCGAAATATCTAAGTTAGCAAATATCTCAAATGTCTCTGGGATTTCCTTAGCAACAAGTGTTTCCATTCCTTCCTCACCAAGGATTTCTTTTGAGCCGCCTTCTTGTTTTATAAGCTCAAACGCCATTCTCATACCATCAGATATGGCGAAGTTTGTCAGCCTCTGATAAGGAACAAGAGGTAATCGTCCAGCCTGTGAAAGCAGGGACACCATTGAGAATGGAGCATTAGCTCCTAGTGGTTGTCCTAGTGTCTGCTTGAATATCGTCGCTTCTTCAGTAAGCCTGTCTGATATTTCCAGACCCTGTAGAATACTATCATCAATAACGTGCTTGGCAAGAGAACTAAAGTCTTCGTCTGATTCAATCTCGATGATTCCGCCTGGTCTAGTCCAGTCAACTTCAATGTGCTTCTCTGGATTCTTCCGCTTATATAAGAACAGCGGGTTTGTACCAATAGCATTCATCATGGAGTAAAGAACCGTAAGCGACAAATTCCTTCTCTTCCAAAGGTTAGATTTATATAGAGTGTACAAGAACGGTTGTATCTTGTCTTGGTCTTTTTCAACAAATAGGTTAGAGCCCTCGGTAATCTGGGCAACAATAGGAATGAACGCGAGACCGTGCTCTACAGCAACCACTGGTTCATCAGCGTACTCAGTGAACCATACTGCATGATTTGTATTGTTCCAATACTCATTTAGCTCGACAACATCGTAATCTTTCCTGTCGTCCAACATCTTTGAAACGGCATCGCCATAACGCGTCTTCGCGTCATAGACCCCAATCTCTTGCTTCATCGCATAAGCAGCTAATCCGAGTCTGTCGTAGCTCGCATAGCCTAGCTTAGGATTGATGACGTCAAATAGTATCGGAGTCATCTTCATGGCTCGTTCTGCCCTAGCTTTCTCGGCAGGTGTAGTAGCTGCGTCATACATATCCTTAGTGGACATTATAAACATGTGCTCTTCACCATATAGAAGCCCAGATAGAGCTAAATCGTAGTGCAGCGGTTTCTTGCGAATCCGTGAACTTGCATACCATATAGCTTTCGCTGCTTTTTCTAGCGGTGAAGATAGCTTTCTGACTTCCGCTGAGTTGAATTCGTTTGGTACTGAGAATTCAGGGTCAGCCGCAGTCAATAACCTAACCGCACCCAAGAGCGTGACTCGTGGGTCTGGAGCTAGTGTCTCCTTTATGTATGAGTCGTCTGGAAGACCTGAATCTTCTAGAAGAAACATGGATTCCATCTCTGTGTATAGTGCGTCTCGCCCAGAGTAAGTCTCCGCAATCTTATTTGCGTGAACTTTTATATCGTCGAAGTCCGAATCTGCTATTTTCTTTCCTGCTGTACCCATTCTTCACCTCTTTTTTTAAATCCCTTCTTTATTGGCAGTGTTGGTATTACCTTTGCTCTTTTTAGTAATTTTTCTAGGTTTCTGGTTACTTTAGCATCGTTTTTACCAAATTTTTTTATAAAATCTATAATTTTCTCGACTTTTTTTTCTAAAATTCTCGTCTTTAGGTCGTTCCTTTCTAGCTCCGCTAGTATAAAATCTAAAATCTGGGCGCTAGTAGCCCCTTCCTGCTTACTTCTTATGAGAATCCACCGTGATTTTACATCATTTATTAAATCGTCGTAATTCTCTCCCATGGAGACCTCCTTAAAGCAACATTATCATCCTGAAACTTACCTCTTGCAGAACTCAGAGCATACCTAAGGGCGTCATAGAGGTGGTCATCTTGGTCTGTATCGACGTCTTCCACCTTCTTCTCGTCCAAAACAAGGTACTTTAGTTCTGCTATAAGCCCTTTACACGATTCATGAACCTGTAATCCTGGCTTAAAGTCTGGGAGATTCATCAGGAGTCTGTCAATCTTCCTCTTCCCGCTGATTCTGTTATTGTCTGCACGGGTTAGGTATACGCCCTCATCTCCGAAGTTATCGGCAGTTGACGTGAGACCTTTCTTTGCGTCGCTCTTAGTGTTCCACATAGAGGGGTCTCCATAGCGTACATGGATTTTTTCGAGAGCTGTAATCTCCTGAATATACCGAGCCTGCTGGCTATCGGATAATCTAGCTATCTTCACTTCCTTATATACTATGTACCTGCCAACATCGGGGTCTCTTGCAAGCCATACAGCCCCGAACGGCTTGGTATAACCACTATCAATTCCGACAATCTTTATCCAATTTGGCGGAATTACCAAATTTCCCTTTATGATATGGTCATCACCAAATCCAGGGAATGCCTGCCCAGAGAATACTTCCCAGTCTCCTTCGAGCCAAGCCTTCCTCAGTTTTTCTGGTAACGTCTTCAAGTCTTCCCAATACTGCGGGTCAAGGCTCTCATTATCTTGCGGGAGAGCCTGAACAAACGCAAACTGGTCTTCCAGTGCTTTCAACTCATCTGGGAAATCTCTATCAATCCACAGTTTCTTCACCCACTGATGCCCTTTGCCTCCAGGGTTAGCTGTGCATAGGAACTTAGTGCTGGTGACTCCCGGGTAACGAAGGTTTCCGCGAAGAATATCGAACACTTCTTTGTTTACCTTTTCAATCTGGTCTATACCAATAGCTGCATATTCAGCACCAAGGTACTTGGAGGGGTCGTCTAAGTTTCGGAGCACCATGACTCCACCACCAAACTCATCCCTAAGTACAAAAGCAAGACCATCAGATTGTGTCTTCTTCACTTCGCCTAACCAGCGAGGCATCTCAATGTTTATCTTTGATATCTGCCTATCAGCAAGAACAGGATAAGACTCACAACCTAAGAACACGTGCGGTTTCTTTATGCCCTTCTTAAAGAGTTCTAGCATAACCTGAACAAGCCACCACCTTAATAGGTATGACTTACCACCGCCACGAGCGCCTCCGTACATTACGAAGCGTTTACTCCTTAGCGTCTTTAGACATTCCTTCTGTTTCGGATGGAAGCTTGTCATTTCCGTCCATCTTAGAATTTCCGTCATTCTCGTCCTCCATAGTATCTAAACCATCAAAGAAGATTGATGACCTTATGGAAGCATCAACCGCCTGTACAGGTTTACCTTCAACTCTGTCAAATAACCACTTCACGCACTCATACCAGTCTCTAGGTGAGAACAACATCACAGGAGCTTTGTTCTCTATCTTAGAGGGTAATAGCTGAACCTCTCCAGTGAGAGCAACATCAACAATCATTTCCGCAATAAGCTCTTCAGCTGACTTAGACTGCCCCTTAGGGATTGTCTTCAGCTTATTAATCAGAGCGGTCATCAATGCTCTCTTCTGTAGAGCTCCGCCTTTCTTACCTTCTACGAGATTTTCTGTTGTAGCCTTGTCTTTTTTCTCCATCATCATATTCGCTTTCCCCTGGGAAACATGAGACCACAAGCAATCCGCTTCCGTGTTCATGTATACCTGTCAGGGTTTCGTATAAGTCTTCAAATTTCTTAGTAGGATACTGAAGTACAACCAGCTGTCCTTTATCTCTAGTAGTGCCAACTTTATAAATATTAGCAAAGAACTCAATCCTATCCTCATATCCCTCAGCACCCGCTATAATAACTTCCACTCTCCTTCTGTCATCTCTCCACTTCATGAGTTGACCAGCCTGCAATCCGTACCCCGAGTTTATAGTAAAATACACCCGTGCTTGGGGTGAATTTGGTACTGTTGCTATGTGGCTTATTATCGCTGGGAATGTGACGTCAGACACTATATTCATTATTTCTCTGGGGTAATCTTTTGTTCTTGGGCGCACTTTTTCGCGGCGATAGCTTCGATAGCTTCAAGCTTATCAATAATACCTTGCTTTGCTTTTACTTCATCTTCAAGCTTTAGGACTCTTCCCTCTAGTTCTATGATTCTCTTCAAGAGCCTGTCTACTCGTTTTTCGTAAGAGTCCACCATTTTCTCGTATGCCTCCGATGTATTCGATAGTGACTCCGAATCTACTTTACGTTTATTCGCAGTTAGCATATAAATGGCAGTCAAAACACTAACGAGACCGCCTATCAATCCCATCATGTTAGTAATCCCACAAGTCGTTGATTCAAACATTAATCCTCTATTTTACTGCCGTATTAGTATTAGGATAAATTGTATCCTATTTGTCTTCATTTAGCAAGGGTTCTTTTCGGTGTACCGATGACAAAGGATGTCACAGGTTATCTAGAAAACTGAGATTTCGTGTTGCGGTTTATACTGGTATGTTGGTGGAGGGAGGGTGGGCATGAAGAGGGGGGTGAAGACCATGATGATGATATATATTATCTTTTATATATATAATTACAGAGAGCAAGGCGAGCACAGTGAGCTGTATGTCGGCTCGTCCCTCACCGACCACCCCTACCCACGTGTACTGAACAACAGGCAGGAAGAACAAGCCGAGACCGCGTGTTGTCACCTACAAGTGGCAGAGGTCAGCCTGAATCCATTGACGGCAAAGGGAATTCAGCATACTTTAGCATGTAGACCTACCGCTGGTCACGCTTATAATGCCATCTGTTGTCCCCTAGACAGCCGTAAACCAAGCCTTCGTCCCCTTGTCTATGCTTACCTCTTACTGGCAGTAAGAAAGAGTGAATGGCAAAGTCTGCCACTCTTACACCATAAGAGCACGCAACAGAGTGAACAGACACACCGTTGATAAAACCAAGCACGCTAACCGCAACAGACGTGACGATGAAACTGTCACCACTGTTACGGGCTCACTCCGTGAGCACAAACAGCACAATGAGATGACTAAGGTACGTTGGAATTGAAGTGCGAAGTAGCAAAAACGTCCGTTGCCTACTCTGCTCAAGTGTTCGAGACAGTCTGACTCAGACTTCCGCTCCGTGACCGTGTTCTAAGTGCCTTAATCCCCTTGCAAAACCCGTCTCAACCCCAGTGAGGGTTACTTTCAGAACACTTCTCCTGGTCAGTTGTTTTACGCTCACCTTTTGGCAGGGACTGAACTTCTTATAAACCGTTCACAACACACACCCCACTGCACCTGTTCGCTTGTTACTTGAGTGGAAAACCCTCTCTGTTCTTAGCACGTCAAGCGGGTGTCGCCCCGACGCTGTTGTCAGGTATAAGTTCAGAGAGCATCATAACACACCAGTCGACAAGTCGCCCTACGGGTTGAGACGACAAGAACAGTCGCCCTGTTAGGGTTATCAAGGACGACGTGAAACAAAAAAGTTGTCGACCTTGACAATCTCAAACATGGTGTCTTATATACGATGCAGAACTTTGACAACAGAGTGGGTGCGCCTTTGCCCCGAATGACGAAGAACAGAGAGCCCCTCTAAGTAATCGCAAACGGATAGTGGGGGTTCTGTGCGTTGCGAACACAGAAGTCCAAAACCAAAAGGCGACGTATCAACTGAGCAAGAGTAGCTGAAAGATAACCCCTACGGGGGTCTCAACAGTGCAAGGGGAGTAGGACAAGTCACGGACACTAGGAGCTTCAATCAGAATTAGACCCTAACACAAGCTGGAGTAGGCAACGGACTTGCTACTTCTATGTTTTTTGTTTGTTTTTTTTTGCTAACTAATGGTTTTGAGATTTTGAAAGGAGTTTGATTATGTTATTTAAACGTGAAGAGTTATTTAAGCTAGTCTCGCACCCACAACTTATAATTGTTTCCACCAATGGCTTCCTTGCTAAGAAAGGATTAGTCATGGGTAGAGGTTGTGCATATGAGCTAACTCAACGTATACCCGGGATTGCGGTAAGGAGTGCCGTCCACATTCGTAGAGTGGGCAGTAAGCCGACCAACAATCTTAATATTTTTCTATACGGGTTTACAGTTCTCCAAAACCCTACCGATAATAAGGTAGGCATTGGCTTATTCCAAGTCAAGTATAACTGGAGTAGTAAAGCTTCGGTTTTTCTCTTGAAATACTCAGCCCACATGTTAGCCCAATACGCAAAAAATAATCCTGCCACCCACATTCGTATGCCACTGGCAGGTGCTGGATTCGGACGATTAAATCCGCAAGAATGCAGAGAAACTCTATCTGAATTCCTATCCAGTTTTGACAATTTAGTAGTTTGTTACAAATCAAAAAGGAGTTTGTCATGAAACAGATTAAAGTGTACTTGCTGAAACATTTCGCCGATAAAAAAGCTATGAAGTCACTACCAGCTAACAAAGGTGGTGATTTTTTCTACATTGGCGGAAAGAACAAAGATTGGAAACTCGGTAATTCGCCTCTTGCGAATCCATTTGGGATTAGTAAAGACTGCTCGCAGAAACTTTCGACGGAGTCTTACAAGTCATGGTTATTCGACAAGATAAAGAAAGTCGACAAAAAAGTCGTGCCGACACTATTGAAAATCACCACATCGAAGAAACCAATCATTGTATGCAACAATAAGCGCAACGCCCAAGTTGTGCTTAGTGCATGTCGCTGGTTAGAGAAACTCTTCTCTGCGTAAACACCCTCGGCTAATAAGAGCCAGCGTGCTACTCAGTAAATAGACACCCCCGCAGTAAGAATACTCGGCGTGTCGTTCTTGAGCACCGTTACAAACCGCAACAGCCCGTAAATCCATACGTGTGCTGATGAAAAAGCGAAACAAACCGTGTGCTTGAGTATATTGTATCCATTTGTCCATGTTACTGTTCCGAGTAAATCGGCTTCAGTTAACTCACACTATGAAAGGAGTCTTGCCATGAATAAGAATCAAACTATCGGCAAACCATTATGAGTTTGCTAACCACCGTAAGTGTCATACCAAAGAACTATCCTAACTCGAAAGGAGTTTACCATGATTAGTATGCTTCCAATAGCATCACAGATAACAATTGCAATGCTATCTGTAATCGGATTGGTATGGGTAATAACAATGTTATTTCTCTTACTAGCTTCCAAATGAAATCCAGCATATCTTATATCGTATCAAAGCATCATAAACTTGAAAGGAGTTTATCATGAAGAATGACGCAGTGTTCGTCACTGTCAGGAGAACCTTCAGATTCAATGTCAGACCAGAAATGGTCATTGATGAAGTGCGAGCCTTAATAGGCGGGACTCTTGAAGACTTAGACGAACAAAAGTTAATCAGCAATCCCCTTTTAGCTAAAAAAGACGGTGTAATAAGTGAAGTCACCTCTATCAACATACCAAGCAGAGGTGTCGGTTGGGCAAAATCAACCATCCGTTACACCAGCTAAAAGGTTTATTCAGCAACGCATCTCAGTAAGCGCACATAAAAACAAAGCGTAGTGCGGAGTCCCGTCAATCGCTTGTGCGTGTTAATTGCCAGTCTATCTGGCAGAAAGTGAGCATAACTATGACATTCGTAAATAGTAAGCCAACGCCTGAACAACTCAAAGCTCAGGGTTGCATCGACTCAGTTCGTAAATATCAGTTACTCTTAAACTCCAGTGGTGTCTTACCCAAAGGAGTGAGAGAACAGTACCACCAAAGAATCAGAGTCGCACGCAGAATGATAAGCAGTTTTCGCAAAACTGCCACACAGCGCTAGTTTCAACTAAGTGCGCCTGACAAGCGAGATTAGCACAACTTCATCGAAAACATCATCGACCAAAGCCTCTTCAGGCTGATAAAACACCGCAGACTATCGAATAAGGCAGGTATAGCAAACCTGCAAATCGGGAAACGCCTCTTAAGGTTGACGACATCCCGTAAACCATGCCATACCCAATAAGATTATAGGCAATCGCAGGCTCTTGCATTTCCATTGCATCACGCCAATTTTGCTAAATTGCACGGTTATGACATAGGTTATTTTATCAAAGCTTCATCAATATCACGAAGATAATGGAGTCCAAAATGAGTTCAAAACGTGCAAATAACCAAGTACCGTTCATGCTTAACGCACCTATAAGAGTTAGGAAACCTAACCGCCACAATCGGGGTCAATCGCCCCACTCGATGAGCAGACGTGCAATTAGGCAGGAAGAAGTTAAGCGAAGTCGCAGAGAAAATGCGCAACAGGCTCAAGGTGAGTCTGAACCTTATCAAAAAGATAAGTCTAGTAACACTCAAGTAAATCGCAACGTCTCGGATGAGACGAAAGGAGTACCAAATATGGATAACCAACATCAAAATAAACAAAAAAAAGCCGTTTGCACGGGTGATACCCAATCCCTTGCGAACGTGAACATCACGGTGTCGCTATTTGACATAGTCAGAGAATACCCTGAATCAGTGAAAGCCGTAGTATGTCAAATATTTGACTATTGCATAAAAGACAAGAATCCCCTTCTTGCTTTCTTCAACACTCTTGGCAGTGCCGTTGTAGGTAAGTACCTATTCAACACGGGCACAGAAAAAGTTGAGTTCACAATAGACATGAGCAAAATGAAAGGCGTAAACCTCAAGAGCCTCATGTCATCGCAACAAGTCAAGTATACCCCAGCGCAGGCGTCAGCACGAGCCTTCATGAAAAAATGGCTCAAGCCAATGGGTATTGACCCGAAAGCAGAAAACGTTCTGGAAATAGATTTGGACGTTGCAGACAAAGTTGAAAAAAAGCATGAAAACCAGCAATAAAATCCCAGCTTTATTGTTATTCGCTTTCATCGTCCAGATGATTAAACTAATCAGAATCAAACTCAACATTGATTAGCCATACATATCTTCGGTAAGGATTGATATTCTTGCAAAATCTCAGTCAAAAACAGGTATCTGCCAAAGCTAAGGCAGTATAAATCCTAGTATATTCAGTAGGAGCAGTTAGCACAAATTTAGGCGGGGTGAATGCCACACTCTGCCTTTTTTTATGTGAGCTACGGGAATAAAAAAAAGAGCACTTCATGGAAGTGACGATGAAACCGTCACTCCTTCTAGAAAAACAAAACCAAACAAAACAAAGCAAGACATCATGCATATCAGGCATTTCAGGCATATTAGTATATTAGTATATATATTGCGCCGACACCCCACTTTTTTTTCTCTTCATTCGTCATGTCATTACACTCGGCT